ATGGATAACAACTTGAACAAAAAGCTTATAATTCGTCCCCGCCGGGCTGCATTGGGTAAGACCGCCGTTGTTTCCGTGCGCCTGTCAGAGGATACTATCAAGCGTTTGGACGCTATCACCACACAAACCGGGCATAGCCGCAATGAACTGATTCAGTTATGCGTTGAGTTTGGGCTGGAAAACCTTGAAATCAAGGATGATTGATAACTACACTCTATCTAAAAGAACGAGCCGCAGCTGGGGAAGTGATTCCTGTCTGCGGCTCTTCTGTTTAGATTATCTTACTAAGCGGGCTGTGCTTACGGTACATCTCTGCAAGGTCGTCTTGGTTCACATCCAAATAGGCCTGCTCTGTTACGGTAACGCTGCTGTGCCCTAGCAAGCGGCTCAAGGTGTAGATGTCGCCGCCGCTCATAAGGAAGCGCTTTGCAAAGTTGTTTCGGAAAACATGCGGGTGAATGTCCTTTAGCCCTATCCGCTGGGCATACTTGCGAACATTGGCTTCAAAATTATTCACCTCAAGAAATTTACCTTTGTTTGTACAGAATAGAAAGTCACTGTCCCGGTATCTGTCCTTATACTTTATCCACCGTTGCAGCTGCGTTGCCATTTTGTCAGAGAAAAATACATAGCGGCCTTTCTTACCCTTGGTGTTTTCTGCCGGGAGATAGATGTACCGCTTTTGCAAATTCACGTCCGTTACTTGAATCAATAGACATTCGTTGACTCTCATGCCAGTATCTAACAAGAGCTGAATGATGATAGAATCCCGGTACTCGCTAAAGCTGGCCGTGTTCATATTCCGCAGCAGCTTGCGGAAGTCCTCATCCGACACGAACTCAAGCGGGCGGCGTTCTACCTTGATGTAATCGCCACGTTTGACAGGCGAACGGAGAATCAAATCTTCTTCCACACACCAGCCAAAGAAAGCGCTCATGTTCCGCAGGTAGTTGTTGATAGTCACATCTGACACTTTCTTGCCAAAATCCAGCCGCCGCTCCTGATAGTTCCCACTGTTCGGGTTGCTTGTGACGGTGTACTTGCCCCGTTCCTTTATCTGCTTAACGTAGTTCTGAATAACCGTGTGTGTGATTTTCTCTGTCTGTGTGATGCCCTGTTCATCAAGGTAGAGCATCAAAAGGCGCAACGTTTGTTCATAACTTCCAATCGTCTTTGCTGCAAGCCCTTTGTTTTCACAGTGTTCAATGAACATCTCAACATCCCGGATAAGCATAAAAATAACCTCCTGTATTTGCCGGGACTATGACCCAATAAATACAGGAGATTTATTGCCTTAGATTTAAGCTATTTATTGGTCTGGTTCCATATTTCCACAACGTTTTTCGCTATATTTATTGGTATAGCTCCCATCGTTGGAATATTATGGAACAATTTCAGACGTTTTACCGTCTTTCTGTTTACCCCACCCGCTGCCGCTTATCCAGCCGCATTTTATCAGCTATCATCGCAATGAACTCACTATTGGTGGGTTTTCCGCGCAGGTTGTGGATGGTATAACCGAAGTAGCTGTTGAGGGTATCCACATCTCCCCTATCCCATGCCACCTCAATGGCATGGCGGATGGCACGCTCTACACGGCTGGCGGTGGTGCCGTTTTTCTTGGCGATCTCCGGGTACAGGCGCTTGGTCACAGCGTTGATATACTCCGGCTCGTTCATGGTGAGCAGGATGGCATCCCGCAGGAACTGGTAGCCCTTGATGTGGGCGGGCACGCCGATCTGGTGCAGGATCTCAGTCACGGTCAGTTCGTCGCTGTCCACGCTGGTGTGCAGGATGCGGTTTTCCGTCCCGAGCGCAGCCTTGAGGACCCGGGCGGCAAGCACGGTCTCATCAAAGGGCTTTACAAAATAGTAGGAAAAGCCCTCATCCAGCAGCTCCTGAACCATTTCCTCGCTCTGGAAAGCACCTGTCACGAAGAAGGAAGTGTGCCGTTCCCCGGCGGCATTGTAGCGCTGCTTGACTGCAAGGGCATCCAGCCCGGGCATAAAGGCGTCCAGCAGCACCACCTGCGGACGCACAGCCAGCATTTTCTGCAGCACCTTGTTGCCGTCCTTTTCCACGACGGTCACATCCACACCCTTCTGCTCCAATGCTTCACGGCAGGCGGCAGTAATTTGTGCACCAGTGTCTGACATCAAAAATCTCACTTTGTCCATGGTTGTTTCCTCCAATGTGTGCAGTTCCCTTAACACCATGGATTTTACCATAAATTTCCAGAACTTTCAACGGCTTATATTGGAAAATTTTGGCAAAGAAAATCGAAATGCGCAAATTTTTTTGCAAATCAGCTTTATGGCTGCGCAGCATCGTCTGTTTTTTCAATGGAATGCGCCTGTTTCAGCATGGTTTGCGCAAAAATACCGTAGCCGCGTGTCGGGTCATTTACCAGTACGTGGGTCACGGCACCCACCAGCCTGCCGTTCTGCAGGATGGGGCTTCCGCTCATGCCCTGCACGATGCCGCCGGTCTTTGCCAAAAGCTTCCGGTCCGTCACATGCAGGATCATGTTGCGGTGGGGGTCGGCATCGTTTACCTTTTCTATGCGGATCTGGTAATGCTGGGGCGCTTCTCCGTCCACTGTGGTCCAGATCTCTGCATCGCCGGGCACGACCTCCTGCGCAAAAGCGATCTCTGCTTCCGGACCGGAAAAGACAGTGCGTGTCCGGCCGTAGACCCCGGTCTCGCTGTTGATGCAGATGCTGCCCAGAGCATGGGTGCTCAGAAAGCGGCCCTTCAGCTCACCCGGGCTGCCCACGGTGCCGCTGGTACACCCCACGATCTGGCAGGGGACGATCTCACCGCTGCGCAGTGCAACGCTTTCGCCGGTATCACTGTCGCTGATGGGATGTCCCAGACCGGCAAATACCCCAGCATCGTTGTCCACAAAGGTCATGGTGCCTACGCCTGCGGAGGAATCACGCACCCACATCCCGGCACGCCACTGCCCGGCGGTGCTGTCCCATGCAGGCGTGAGCTGTGTCTGGAACTGTTCGCCCTCGCGGATATAGATCAGCCGCACCGGGGCACCTGCTGCGGCTTCCAGTGCATCGTGCACCGCATCGTTGGTCTCGGTCAGAACGCCGTCCATGCGCACCACGCGGTCACCCAGCCGAAGCCCGGCTTTCTTGGCGGGGTTTATGGTGCCCTCGGCCGTGTTCAGATCGGAAAAGCCCACGATGAGTGCGCCCTCTGAGAACATTTTGACTCCGAAAGGTGTGCCGCAGACTGTGACAGCAGGCCGGGTCTCCACAAGGGCGCGCACGGTTTTGATGGGCAGCCAGCCGCCCAGCGACAAAGTGACCTGATAGCTGCCCACAGCCTGCGTGCTGGCTGCATTGCGGGAGCCGGTGCTGCGCAGAGGTTCGATGAAGGAAAAGCGGGGCAGGGAAAGGGACTGCCCGGGCTCCAGCAGGATCTCAGAGGGCAGACTGTGCCAGAGCCATCCCAGCGCGGCCAGAATGGCAACCAGAAGATAAGCTGCCGCAATGCGGAAAAAGCGGCGGAGTTTTGCTCTGCGCATGGGGACCCCTTTCCGGCGTCGCAGAATGATACGACTGTCCGGCGATAGTATGCGCGGGAGAGGGTGAAAATATCAGTGCAGTGATTGACTTTTGTGCGTGGAACTGATACTATATTAGAGCAGTTTCTTTGAAGCTGCACAAATACACATTTGCGGGTATGGTGGAATTGGCAGACGCGCAGGATTTAGGTTCCTGTGCCGCAAGGCGTGTGGGTTCGACCCCCACTACCCGCATAAGAGAAAAAGCGCGTTGGTTCGTACAGAACTAGCGTGCTTTTTCTTATCATGGTAACACTTTTGGTAACACACCGCTAAAAACAGCTTCATAAACGCAAAAACAGCCCCGAGGAACCGTCAGGCTCCCCGGGGCTGCTGCTATACTATGATTTTGTTGGCGTTAACATTTTCGTGATGCCGCGAAAACATCACATATAGGTCTTCTGGCTGCGCACCTGCGCTTCGATCATCGGCTTCAGGTAGCTATCGAGGTCGCCAAAGGTCTCTTTGATGAAGGTGATGGTCTCCTGCGTCAGAGCTTTCTTTGCTGCGGCCAGTGCGCGGTTGTAGGCAATGCGCTGCGCGTCCTCGTCGAACTTGTCCTGTTCCTTCAGGGCATCAACGTAGGTCTGGTTTACGTACTGGACAGCGTTGAATACCGCATTGGCGGCATTCTGGAGACAGTTCTGTGCGAACTTGTTGTTGATATAGCCGTTGGCAATGCTGACACCCTTGTTCAGGCCCCAGCCAAAGATAACGGTCATTGCGGGGATGCAGGCAGTGAGAGCGACTTTCAGAAATTCATTCATAAGTTGTTATCCTTTCTGCTCGGTTTCCGAGCGCTGCTTTAAAATGTCCACAGCCTTGGTGATTGCTGCCGGGATGGGCAGGCCCATCAGGCCCGCGTTTTCGATGATGGAAATGGTCTCGTTGCAGATAAAGCCGATCACAACGGCATCCCGTACAAAGGTGGAGCCCATCACGGCATCCAGCCTGCAGGCCACCAGCACAATCAGCAGCGTTTCGCCCTTGCGGCACAGGCCCTTCCAGCCTGCGCGGCTTTCCAGCGCGCCGTTTTTGGTCTTGGGGCTTGCATGGAATACTCCCGCCACGATCAGGCCGGTGATGTAGTCGATGGCCATAAAGATGATGAGCGTCTGCAGCGCTGCGTCCCACCCGCCGAACAGGCTGGCAAACGCAGCGCCCAACGCGCCCACGGCCATGCAGAAATAATCTTTCACGGCTTGCCTCCTCACAGCGTCCACCGGCTCTTGCTCGGGCGGGTGTCTACGTGCACCCAGCCGGTCTTGCGCGTCGGGTGCGCCGCATCCTTCGGGTAGCGGCCGATGCCGCCGCGCCCGGGCAACAGCTTCTCTGCGTAGTCGGCCACTGTAGCCACCGGTACGCCTTCCACCCAGAAGTCCGCCGCCCGGCCCTGAATGTGCTGGCTGTTCTTACTGGCACCGGACAGCGTTGCATTATAAGCAGCGGTGCGGTAGCCGCTGGTGATATGTACCTTTGCACCAAAGTGCTCCCGAATGCACTGCAAAAGCACCACCAGCTCGTCATCGATCAGGATGGTGTCCGATGCCCTGCACGCAAATTCCTTTACCTGAAAGCAGGGTGCCAGATAAGTTTTGCCGTCCTTCTTCAGACTGTACTGTTTGATTGACATATGTATCACGTCCTTTCGCGGGGTCAGGCCCCGGTCTTTTCGGTCAGCATCTCAGTCAGCTCTGCGTACTGTTCATCGGTCAGCTTGTTGGCGGCGTAGAAGATATCCAGCTTCTTTGCCATACCGGCAGTCTGGCCGCGCTCGATCATACGTTTGCAGGTGTTATAAAGTGCCATAATAGTCTTCCTTTCTTTTTACGCGGTGGTTTCAGTCGTTTCATCATCGGTCACACCCAGCTCCAAAAGAGTCAGGCGGTAGTCCTGGTCAAGGTTCAGTGCGTCCGCATCAGCCAGAGCAGCCTGCAGTGCCGCCACCGTCTCCGGCAGTTTGTCCTTTGCCTCCTGATTCTTGCGCGCTTCTTCCTGCGCGGCCAGCTGGTCGGCGGTATAACGGATATACTTCTGAATGGGCACTTTCTCTACCCATTCCTCCTGTGCCTGAACGCCGGGGCGGTCAATGTTCTTCTGTACGTCCTTGCCGCCATTCGGGTACTCTGTCACAGTTTCCCAGTGCCACTGCTCCTCCACGCCCTCCACAGCGGGGTGGGTGATCTCTTCGGTGCTGGTGGTCAGATAACCCAGTGTCAGGTCGGGGTTTTCCACGACCGCGCCGGTCTCATCAATGATCTTCATGGTTCAAAATCTCCTTTCAGGCCACACGTCTCCAGATGTGCACATAGTAAGCGGCGGGCTGCACGGTGCTGCTGCGGCCGTAGATGGCGTTGGACTTGGACGCATCCAGACTGAACGGAATTACA